GTCAAAAAGTTGAAAGTGGACACTGGCGCAAACCACTTCGGCCGCAGTTATGTGGCGATGATCAATGGGTAACTAGGGCATGAAGGCAGGCGCATCCACCCGACACGCCAGGGCCAAGGCCGGGCGACCCATCGTGCCGTTGGCGACGAAGCAACTGCGCGGCTCGCTGCAGCCGTTTCAGCGCCGCAACGGGAAGAACCCTCCTCGCCACGGCCTAGGCCCGTCGAAGATTTCCACGCGCGGAGTGAAATCCGCCGCACGCGACTACGTGGCGGTCGCCTCGAGCTATGTCGCTGACGTGCTGGCCGGGACGATCGTCGCGGGCCGGTGGACGGTGCGCGCCTGTCGGCGCTTTCAGCGATTCCTCGAGCGCGCGCGCGATCCGGCCTGCCCGTTCGTCTTCGCGGCCGACGAGGTCACGAAGGTCTGCGCCTTCATCGAACGGCTGCCGCATGTGCAAGGCCAGTGGCCGACGGCGACGATCACCCTCGCGCCCTGGCAGATCTTCATCCTCGCGCACTGCTACGGCTTTCGCGGTCGCGCGCACGGCCATCGGCTCACGTCGGTCGTGTTCTTCTGCTGTGGCCGCAAGTCAGCGAAGTCGACGCTAGTGGCTGCGGCCGCCCTGTATCACTTGCTCGGTGAGCAGGAGCTGGGGAGCCAGGTCGTGTTGGCCGCCAGTACCGGGCAGCAGGCGCGGATTGTGTTCGACATCATGAGTGCGATGGTGAAGCGCGCGGGCTGGCTCCGCGATGCGGGCTTGAAGCCGTTCGCGAACAGCATCACGCTCGAGACGCTCGGCTCGAATGCGCGGCCCATCAATGCGAAAAGTGAAACGCAGGACGGGCTCAATCCGTCGTTCATCAGCCTGGACGAATCGCACGCGCAGGACTTCGGGTTGCGCGACGTGCTCGTGTCGGCGATGGGCGGCCGGCGCCACGGGATGATCTGGTGTCCGACGACTGCGGGGTTCGACTTGACGTCGGTCGGCTATGCGCTGCGCGAACACGCCATGCAGATCCTCGACGGCGTCGTCGAGAGTGACCACACGTTCGCCTGCTTGTACGAATGCGATGAGGGCGATCGCTGGGACGACGAGACGGTGTGGCCGAAGGCGTTGCCGATGATTGGCGTGACGCCGACGCGCGAGTACGTGCAGCGGTACTGTCAGGACGCGCAGCAGGCGCCCGGGCTGCAGGGCGAGTTCCAGACGAAGATCAACAACTGGTGGCTGCAGTCCTCGTCCTCATGGCTGTCTATGCCCGCGTGGCAGCAGTGCGCGGATCCGTCCTTGACGCTCGAGCAGTTCACCGGGCAGTCGTGTTGGATCGGCTGCGACCTGGCGGCCCTGGACGACCTGGCGGCGGTGGCCTTCGTCTTCAAACGGGACGATCTGCTGGTTGCCTTCGTCCGCTGTTATCTGCCGGCGCGCGTCGTCGAGGCGCGCAGCCGGGCGGTGCCGGAGTACCGCCACTGGGCGCGCGAGGGACTCCTGACGCTCACCGACGGCAACATGATCGACTACGCGCGCATCGAAACGGATCTGCGCGGCTGGTGCAAGACGTTTAACGTCCGCGACATCGCGTTCGATCAATATGGGTCCGCGCAAATCACGACGAGCCTGTTCAATAGCGGGCTGCCGGCGCGGGTCGAGCCCAAGAATCCGAAGACATTCACCCCAGCGGCGCGCGAGCTGGAGGCGCGGGTCCTGGCCGGGTTGTTTCGCCACGACGGCAATACCTGCCTGACCTGGCAGGCGAGTAACTGTGTGGTCAATCGCCGGTATGAAGAGTCGCTGATGCCGACGAAGGTGCAGCCGGAGAGTCCGCGCAAGATCGACGCGATCGATGCGCTGCTGCTGGCGATGGGCGGCTACCTGCGCGTGGCGATGGTGACGCCGCCGACGTATCAGATGCTGGTGGTCGGGTGAAGCCGCGCGGGCGGCCTCGCTTGGCGGCGAACGATCCCTCGGTCAATGTCCATTTCCGGCTGCCCAGCAAACAGTACGACCTCACCCAGCAGCAGGCCGACCGGGCCCGACTCCCGCTGGCCGATTGGCTCCGCCGCGTGGTCGAGCGTGCGTGTCGCGTCAAGGGATCTGGCAAGTCTGACAGGTGACCGGCGGCGATTATTGTCGCCGTAAGTGGACACTCTAGGTCGGGCGTGGTTCATTACGGGACCGTGGATCGGGCCTATGCGCTGCTCGAGGTGAAGGCGATCGAGCCGGCGCGTCGGATGATCCGCGGGATCGCATCGACGCCCGAGGTCGATCGCCAGGGCGACGTGTTCGATCCGGCCGGCGCCACGTTCAAAAATCCCGTCCCGCTGCTGCTCCATCACGACGTCCAGAGTCCGGTCGGGATGGCGCAGCTCGCGGTCACGCCCGACGGGATTACCTTCGAGGCGACCTTTCCGTTCGTCGACGAGCCCGGCCCGCTGAAAGCGCGCATCGATGACGCCTGGCAATGTCTCAAGGCCGGCGTGATTACCGGCGCCTCGATTGGGTACCGCATTCTCGACGGCGGCCTCGAGCATCTGAAATCCGGGATGCGCCGGATCACCAAATCCGAAATCTGCGAGCTGTCGCTCGTCACCATTCCCGCGAACGCACACGCCACGATCCGCCTGGTCAAGTCCCTTGCGGCCCCGCGCCGCCCGGAGAAACCCGTTATGAAACCGACGATCACCGAACATATCCAGGCGCTCGAGAACAAGCGGGCCGCGCTGGCCGCGAAGATGACCGAGATCATGGAAACCGCGGCCGACGAGAGCAAGACGCTCGAGGCCGAGCCGGCCGAGGAGCACGACCAATTGGCGCTGCAGGTCAAGAGCATCGATGCGGATCTGGGCCGCTGGCGCGAGCACGAGAAACTCCAGATCGCGGCGGCCGTGCCGGTGCCGCCGGCGCCGGCGACGCGCCCGGCGTATCCCGTGATTTCGGTGAAGGCGAACGTGCCGCTGGGCACGGCGTTTGTCCGCGCCGCCTGCGCGCAGCTCGTGTGCAAGGGCAACATCCGCGACGCCGTCGACTACGCGGAGAAACGCTGGGCGGATTCGACGCCCGAGGTCGCGCTGTACCTCAAGGCGGCCGTCGCGCCGGGCACGACGACGGATGCGACCTGGGCCGGGCCGCTCATCAACCAAAACATCTCGAACGAGTTCATCGAACTGCTGCGGCCGGCGACGATTCTCGGCAAGATTCCCGGCCTGCGGAATGTGCCATTCAATACCAAAGTACCGACGCAGACCGCCGGCGGGACGTACGGCTGGGTCGGAGAGAGCAAACCGAAGCCCGTCACCAAGCTCGCCTTCTCGTCGACCTCGCTCGGCGTCTCGAAGGCGGCCGGGATCATCGTGTTGACGAAAGAACTCGTCATGCTCTCGAATCCGAGCGCCGAGGCGCTGGTCCGCGCCGACATGATCGCCGGGATCGCGCAGTTCCTCGATCAGCAGTTCATCGATCCGGCCGTGGCGGCCGTGGTCGGGGTCAATCCGGCCTCGATCACGAACGGCGCGCCGACGTCCGCGGCGACGACCAATCCGATCGCGGACATCATGGGATTGATCAACCATTTCGCGACGAACAACATTGCGGTCGATGGCGTGACGTTCATCATGTCGGCGGCGAACGCGCTCTCGCTCACGTTCCGGACCAATCTCGACGGCTCGCCGGAATTTCCGGGCGTGACGGTGAAGGGCGGCAGCTACAAGGGTCTGACCTTCGTCACGAGTCAGGCGGCCGGCGCGAACGTGATCGCGCTACAGCCGTCGCTCGTGCTCTACGCCGATGATGGCGGCGTGACGATCGACGCCTCGCAGGAAGCGTCCCTGCAGATGGATTCGGCGCCCATGTCCCCGGCCGATGCGACGACGGTGTACGTCTCGCTCTGGCAAACGAACACGATCGGGCTCCGCGCCGAACGCTTCGTGAACTGGGCGAAGGCGAACGCGAACGCGGTCAAGTACCTGACGGCCACCGCCTGGCCGGCGCCGACCGGCGGCGTCGCCGAGCTGCGCGAAGGCAACGGGCGTAGCAAAGGCTAACGCGCGTGGGCGTCGTCGCGTCGATCCGCTCGTCGTTGCGCGCGATCTTCGCGCCGCGGGGGGCGTCCGTGTCTGGCGGCACGGGCGCCTGGATGCCGATCGTCCGCGAGCCCTACACGGGCGCCTGGCAGCACAACGACGAGCTGCGGCTCGATACCGCGCTCGCGAACCCGGTCGTTTTTCGCTGCGTCTCGCTCATTGCGTCGGACATCGGGAAGCTGCCGCTCCGGCTGGTCGCCGTCGATAGCAACGGGATCTGGTCTGAGACGACGAGCCCGGCGTTCTCGCCCGTCTTGCGGACGCCGAACCGGTACCAGACGCCGCAGCAGTTCTTCGAGGTCTGGATGTTTTCCAAGCTGCTCTGGGGCAATACGTACGTGTTGAAAGATCGCGACGCGCGCGGCGTCGTCACGTCGCTCTACGTGCTCGATCCGTGCCGGGTGAAGCCGCTCGTCGCGCCCGATGGCAGCGTGTATTACGAGCTGCAGACGAACGACCTGGCCGGCCTGCCGGCGAGCGACGGCCAGGTGGTCGTGCCGGCGAAAGAGATCATCCACGATCGCTGGAACTGCGCCTTTCATCCGCTGGTCGGGTTGTCTCCGCTCTATGCCTGCGGCGGCGCGGCGAGTCAGGCGCTCGCCATGCAAACCTCGAGCACGACGTTCTTCTCGAGCGGCGGCCGGCCGAGTGGGATGTTGATCGCGCCGACCGAGATCGATCCGGAAACGGCCAAGCGGCTCTCGGAGACGTGGCACGCGCTCGGCGCCGGCAAGACGGCCATTGTCGGCAACGGCATGAAGTACGAGCCGGTCGGCTCGTCGGCGGAAGAGTCGCAATGGATCGAACAGATGGCCTGGACGGCGAAGGTGATCGCCGGCTGTTTCGGCGTGCCGATGTCCATGATCGATTCGACGCAGCAACCGCCCTATGCGAACAACGAAGCCTCGACGCTGCAATACCATTCACAGTGTCTCCAAACGCATTTGACGGCGATCGAGGGCGCGCTGGATGCCGGGCTCGAGCTGCCGGCGCCCTACGGGACCGAGTTCGATCTCGATGACTTGATTTGGATGGATACGGCGACGAAGACCAAGGCCGCGCACGATGCGATCAGCGCGGGCGCCATGTCGCCGAACGAAGCGCGGTTGAAGTACTTCGGCCTGGGCCCGGTGCCGGGCGGCGAGTCGCCGTTCCTGCAGCAGCAGTACTACTCGCTCGAGGCGCTCGCCATGCGCGATCTGAGCGCGCCGGCGCCCGTGGCGGCGCCGCCGGCCTCGCCGGTGCCGGCCGAGACGCCAGCGGAGCCGCAGCCGTGACGCTGACGTTCTCGCGCGTCACGCTCGCCGGGCCGCTCTGGACGGTCGACGAGGTGAAACAGATCCAGCTCCGGATCACCGACGCCGCGCAGGATGCGGACGTGGCCGAGAAGCTGGCGACGGCCGAGGAAGCGGTGCTCGCGTACCTCGGGCCGGCAGCCGATCCGAGCTGGACGCCGACGACGGCGCCGCAGGCGGTCAAACACGCGGTGCTGCTCTTGACGGTCCATTACTACGAGCATCGGGGCGACGATCTCGGGCAGAGTCGGCCGGACGAGGCGGTGATCTGGAAAGAACTCCGGAACCTGCTCGGCCAGTATCGCGATCCGGCGCTGGCGTAATGGGGATCGGCGCCTATCGCCATCTCGTGACGCTCGAGCATCCGGCCGTGGCGATCGTGCCGCCGACCTGGCATTGCTCGATTCAGTCGGCGGCGACGCAAGTGGTTGACGGGCAGACCGCGTTCTATGTGCGGGGCCGCTTTCATCCGGGGCTGACGCTCGAGACGCGGCTCATCTTCGAGGGCCGGACGTTGCTAGTGCAGAGTGTGTCGGACGTCGACGAGCGGCATGTCGAGGTCATGGTGCTGTGTGTGGAGGTGGTCGCGCGTGGCCGGGAACCAGTTACGTATTAACGGCCTGGCGGAACTCCGGGAGGCGCTGAAGCAGCTCCCGCCGGATCTGGTGCGCGAGGCGAGCGTGATCGTGCAGGCGCAAGCCGAAGCGGCGATGCGCGAGATGGCGGGCGCCTATCCGGTGCATACCGGGAATCTCAAGGCGCATCTCAAGCTCGAAGTGGGCACGGACGCCGTGAGTGCGAGTGCGCGCGTCCGCAATACGGCCAAGCACGCCTACATCTTCGAGCAGGGCACGGCGCCGCGGCGCTGGGCCAATGGCAAGAGTACGGGCCGGATGCCGGCCGGGCGGGTCTTTATTCCGATCGCGATCCAGAGGCGCCGGATCATGTTGGCCGCCTTGATCGATCTGGTCGAGCGAGCAGGGTTGCACGTCTCCGGCGCGGCCGGCTGACGTGTTCACGTCGAACATCTGAGGAGACGCATCAATGGCAGCACCAGCAGCACCAGTGAATAACCCGGGGACGCATGGCAAGGAGGGGATCGTTGCTATGAAGCTGACGAGCGGCGGATCCTACGTCGCGATCGGCAACATCTCCGATTGGACGCTCAACATGGCGACCGACAAGGTTGAGACGACCTCGCTCGGCGACGCGAACAAGCGGTACGTGGTCGGGCTCAAGGATCTGTCGGGCTCCTTCACGGCGTTTTGGGACCGATTGACGGACGTCATTTTTGACGGCGCCGACTCACCGACGGGCTGCTATCTCGCGTTTTATCCGAGCGCGACGAGCGCGCAGGCGTGGGAAGGGCCGGCCTGGATGGATGCCTCGATCAAGGGCGGCGTGACGAGCGCGGTCACGATCGATGCGACGTTCGTCGCCAATGGCGCCTGGACGCGCACCTCGCAAGTTGCGGCCACGGGCGCGACGGGCGTGACCTCGCCGGGCAGCTTCACGCCGCCCGGGGCGATGGCGCCGCCGAACCTCGCGGCCATGACGGGCGTTACGGCGTCGCCGGCGACGGCCTGGACGACGGGCCAGTACGTGATGCTCGGCGACGGCAGCACGGCGCATTGGTCGGGGACGGCCTGGGTGGCCGGCGTGGCATAAAGTCGTGGCGGTCGTCGGGCAGCGTCACCGGATCGTGATTGAGGGCGTCGCGGCCGTGGTCCGGCTGGGGTACCAGAAAGCCGCGACGCTCGGGGCCTGGCGGGTCGAGGGCGACTTCTTTACCGCCAAGGTGCTGGACGCCGACGGGTTCCGGATCACGCAAGCGCCGCTCACGCTCGAGATCCAAAACAAGGACGGGATTCCGACGCGGCGGCCGCTCGGCGAC